CGGGCATGACGATGGCGACGTGCGTCTCGCCGGTTTCTATCTCGCTACCGGGAAACCCCAGGATGATCACTAGTAGAAAGGTCTTCATCTGTTTCACCTTCTTTGTTGCTCGCATGGCACTTGCCGTTCTCGTCAACGACGCGCCAAAATTTCACCGCAGTCCATCGCATGAAGAGATCGCGGGCATACTCCTCAGCCTCTGTCGGTGTCGGGAACAGGACAGCATTACCTGTCCACGTGTCTTCGTCTTTGTCACCGCTCACATTTACTTGAATTCGATAGTCCATCAGACTGCTCCTCCGGGTTCCACTCCATCGTCGATGCGCTGGATCACTTCTTCGATGAGGCGCACTGCTTGATCGAGTGCTTCATCGTGACCAGTCACGTCACGCTCACTCAGCTCAAGGATCACGTGTTCGAAATCCTTCTGCCAGCTGGTGTTACTTCTACTCATCGTCGTCCTCCGGGTAAGGGATGATGCCCACCTTCTGGAGCCCACCGTGGATGCTGTCGATCCCTTCGCGCAGATCGTAGTGCGAGCGGATGAACGCCTGAGCTATATCGTTGGCAAACGATCCGTTCGACTCCTCGATCAGCCATTGAACCAAATCCCCGATGTAGCTCGCCTTGTGCGCGCCCCAGAAGTCCTCCTCTCTGAGCAGCATCTCGACGTCGCTGATGTTGATGCGGTGCTGCTTCTCCCAGATCTCAAGCAAGCGCTTGAGCATCCGCTTCGCGGCAGCGTCGGTCATTCTGTATTTGCTTCTGCTCATCGGACTATCTCCTTCGATGTGTCGAGTGCGTTCAGCTCGTCTTGTCGTGGCGTGATGTAGTTCTCCATCACCCAGGCATTGAATCGGATGTGCACGCGCTTCTTGCGCACGAGGATGCGGATGTACTCCTGACCTTCGAGCTTGTCCTGCATGATGTCGCTGGCAAGCAATCGGATGAAGCCATCCACGTTGGGCGATGCGCCGTAACCGGTGCCCTCGATGTGCAGGCTGCGCCTGGAAGCGTTCTGCAACACGTCACGGTAGTGGCGCAGCTCTTTACGCAGCACCTCCGCACGCGTCTCATCATTTGACACAGCGATGCAGAACTTCGCGATGTTTAGGATCACCGAGTCGATGTTCTTGTAGTCGCGGTGTCCGTTCCTCCTGCTGTACCGACCCCGTGATGGGATGCGCGGACTGCGCAGACGGTAGCGGAACTTGTGCTGGTAGCTGTAGCCTGAGGTTTCCCACGCGACGGATCCAACGTCCTCATCACCGCTCATGATGGTGCGACGCAGCTGAGCGTTTTCGCTCGCGCCCTCTTTGAGGGGTTTGAACGTGAGGGGCAGGATGAGACGTTCGATGTAGTCCATCTTCTCAACACGCTTGAGGTGTTCTGCGAGTCGCTTCTCTTCTTCGCGCTTCTGCTGTTCAGCGTAGCGCTCTCTATCTGCGTCGTTCATTTGCTTGCTCCTTTCCAATGCGACGTTCCTTGCTTCGGGTGCGCCGACGGTTCTTTTTGTTCTCCTTGCGGGAGAGGCTCATCTTGTAGGGCTCTGCGCCGTACTTCATTTGTTCACTCCTATCTTGCCACGCAGTAAACCACATTAGCGTTCACGTGTAAAGTAAGAGGATGTAAGTGCCCGCTTTACACGGAAGCGTATGTGTGGTATAATGGGTTTTTACGGAGCAGTCAGATGAAACGCAGAAACTTTGTAGCCAAGCATGCGCGGACCTTTAACAAGGCCCACGTGCATGTTGATCGGAAGAAGGCTGCGAAGCGAGGCTACCGCAAGCACAAGCGCTAGTGGTCAGCGAGATCCATTCGACGAGTGGAGAAGTACACCTCTCGATCTTCCCTCACCGTACTGCTAACGATCTCTGCTTCATGCATTGCGTTGAGAATATTCTGAAGCTTCATCTTGTCAAAGTGAGTACCACGTGTGAGGACCGACCACACAACGTAGCCCTGCTCCATCAGCTTGCGTTGCCTGTGCTGTTTCGGATCCGCAGCAAGACCCAAATGATCCTGCGGTCGTTCGATGATGCGCTGAACCTTATGCCAGTCTTGATCCTCTCGACTATTCCCACCCGCTAAGTGAATTCGCTCAGCCCAACAGTTGTTGCTCCACGTCACGATCTGCATTGCCCAGCGTGCGATGTCCGCGTCGATCACCGGCTTGTGTGGATCCATACCCACGGCTCCAAGTCCAGCGAGGATCAGTGCGTTCTGATTTGACCGTGCCCACGTGTAGTCTTTCTTCAGCGTGCGCCGACGTGCGATCTCCTCGAACTCTCGAAATTTGTTGTACGTCTTCCCATCCTTGAACGGGATCGTGGTGTGATCACCATCAGGCTCGTGGTCGCGCAGTGCTCGGGCAGTCTTCGTTATGGCAGAGGAGAACACGTGTGATCGCTCTCGGTTGATGGGTGGGAGATCGTGACCGCTCGTGTCGAACAGGACGAAACGATTCACGAAGCCTGTCTGCTGAGCAACACCACCGATGGCTTCCATGAGGACGTCTGGTTGAGCGGTAGCGAGGAGAATGAGGAAGGGGTGTTCAAGAGGGGGGATGTCGTTCTTTCTACCAGGGATCCCTGCGACTGTCTGATTGGCAGCGCCGTAGAGCGACAGCATGTGCGTGATGGTCTGGAAGTCCGGTCCGTTGACGTTCTTCGCTGAGGCGAGGTTACGCGCAGCCTCATCCCACGTCAGGCACGCTATGTTCGGTTGCTCCTTCAGGATGTCGAGCATCGCGTAGTAGGATTGGAATCCCCGGTACACATACTCGTCCATGGCGATCTTCTGGCCGAACTTGTGGATCGCACTGAGCACTGCATTCTTGCCCGCGCCAGTCACCCCCGTGATCATAGAGTATGGCTGCAGCGGAGTATCCCAGGTATCGACGACGTAGTTGTTGCAGGTCGCCAGTGCGGTGCAGGTGATCGCAGTTGCGAGATCGTAGGCAGGCTGTTGGATGTACGATCTCCTGTGAGACCACTTGGCGACGTCACCTATCAACCCCGGCATCCTCAGCCACTCTTCATTGAACTCCAGCTCGTTTTTCTTCGGTTTGAGGCGCACAGGCTCGGTGAGCATCTTGCCCTCGAACGTGCCGCTCTGGATCCACCGACGCAGACCCATGATGCTGTCGATGGGCATGAAATCTTCCATCGAGGTGAGCCCTTTGATGTGGTCACCCTCGCTGTGCTTCTTGATGGTGTTGATCACGGAACCGAGACGGTCCTTGATCTCTTCATCGTCGTCGAGCACCTCACTGAGCACACCTCGCATCACGCGCCGGATCTTGTCTTCCGGCCAGTCAGCCCAGCAGAGCACACCCGTGCAGACGTGGACGTAGTCGTGACGTGATCCGGAGTCAGGGTAGTGATGCAGGTACACCGCGCCGACCGCTATCTCATCGCACATGCGTTCCAGTTCTAGCTTGGTGGCTACCTCGAACTCGACGTCATTCTCGATGGAGTACCGATCACCGTCTGGGTGTATAGAAGGTGGCAGAACTGACTGCGCTCCTGTGGATCTGATCTCGACGATGGTGCCCAGCAGCTTGGTCTGCCACTTCTTGGTCTCGGCACCCTTGCACCTGAAGATGTAGTGCGAACCGGGTTTGTCACGCCGACCGTAGACCAGCGTCTCGGGGAGGATGTACTCAGCTATCCAGCACGCCTCCATCATGTCCAGATCGATGTCGGTCGCACCGTCGGATGCATCACCCCACAGCGCACCAATATTGTCACCGGGTTTGAATTTCTTTCTGAGATCTTCTCCGACTAATCGGAGGTGCGGCCAGTTATGATCTTTGGGTCTTTTTGATCGCTTGCGGAGCGGTACTGTGTGCACTCCTTTTTCCAACCAGTACTCTGCCGTTTGCGTTGGATCGAAGCCTGCTTTATTCTTCTGCATCTCGTCCCTTAGAAGATGAGTGGAGACCGGGGTTTCCGGGTCGGGATTGGGGAGTATCGTTTTCGGGCGTACTCCCCTTTCTTTCCAGAGTGTTTATTAGTTCGCTCGGGGTTGATCATCCTAGCCGCTAATCAGAGCGCTGAAAAGGACGCACGCTAAAATGACTTGCATTGGCTCATGAGGAGCCTCAATCCAAACTGTACTGACTGCGATCTGCACAGGACCGCTCGCACTATATGTATGCGCGGCGACGGTCCGGAGATACCAGATGATGTGCGCGTGATCCTCGTCGGGGAAGCTCCCGGTGCCAGCGAGGACAAGCGAGGGCATCCGTTCATAGGCGAATCCGGGCGCATCATTCGGAACGAGTTGGAGCAGAATAAGATCATCGACCAGACCTACATCACCAACCTCGTCAAATGCCGCCCACCGAACAACCGCACTCCGACCGCTGCCGAAATCAAAGCCTGCCGACCCTACCTCAACGAAGAGATCGAACGCCTGAAGCCAGACTACGTGGTGACCGCTGGCGTACCCGCGACCAAGACCTTGTTCCGTGGCAAGGCGAAGATCAATCAGTTCCATGGCGAGGTGATCGAGAACCCGAAGGTGGACTACATCGGCATGCCGGTCTTCCATCCGGCGTACACGCTACGAGATCCGTCGAAGCTGCCTGGGCTTCAGGATGACTTGCACCGACTCGCGAGACTTATGCGTGGGGGGCTCAGGAATGACACTGTCGAGTGGAATGTCGTTCGCAAGGGCAATCTCCACGAGTTCGTGAAAGAATTCGAGGCGGCTGATGAATTTGCCTACGACTGTGAAACTAGCGGGCTCTTTCCATTCGACCCGCTCGGCTATGTGACTGCTGTCGCGATAGCACTCAAAGAGCGCACGTGGGTCATCCCCGGCTACATGCACCCGGATTATCAGAAGTTCTCGCACAGTCCGTTCGCGCATGGCAATGCCCTCAAAGCTCTGATGCAGCTGCTCTTCTTCATCGCCCACCGAGACAATAAACGCACCTACGCTCAGAATGGAAAATTCGACAATAAGTGGATGCGCTGTCAGTTCGGTGGCAGCTTCCGACTCTCCTTCGACATCATGCTAGCGCACCATCTGCTCGATGAGAACGTTGCTCATGACTTGACAGCGATGTGCCGCACCTATCTCGATGAGCCTGAGTACGACATCCCACTGGCAGAGAAGCAGGGCAAATCCGAGAAGCCCGTGCGCAACTACAAGTACTGTGCTCAGGATGGTGCGTACACGCTCAGGCTGGGCAAGCTGTTCGAAGACATGCTGCGGGAGGAGCCCGAACTGCACCGACTGTTCTGGAAGCTCACGATGCCGGGAGCGCGTGCAATGGAAGATGCCGAGATGGAGGGCATGACCATCGACGCTGATGCACGCAAAGAGGTGGGACTCGAACTGTTATCTAGACGCATCACGTTGAATGAAGAGCTGAACGAGCTGGTGGGCTACGAGGAGCCAGTCAACTGGAACTCACCCAAGCAGATCGGGGAACTCCTATATGACGATCTCGGGTTACCCTGCAAAATTCTTACCAAGAAAAAGCAAAAGAGCACATCTGAGCAAGCCCTGCTCCACCTGAAAGGCAAGCATCCCATCGTCAACAAACTGCTCGACTACCGGGAAGCCGATAAATTTTTCAACACCTACATCAAGGGCTGGGAGCAGTACCGCATCGGCAACAAGTATCACTTCGACTACAAGTTGCACGGCACCGTCACTGGACGCTACAGCTCGCCGCTGCACCCGATCCCTCGCGATGGATCCATTCGCAATCTGGTCACCGCACCTAAAGGCTGGACGCTGGTCGCCATGGACCTCGCCACCGCAGAGATGCGCATCGCTGCACACATGTCGAAAGACCCAGAGATGATGCGCTGCTTCCAGCAAGGCGAAGACATCCACTGGCGCACGCTGATCGAGACACTGTCCGTCGGTACGCAGGGTGAGTTCGCTGCGAAGGTGCGCACGACCGCAGAGCAGGTTGCCATCCTCAACGGCACGCCCACCTACTCTGACGCACTCGAAGTGATCCGCATGGCAGGAGCGAAGGCGTGCACCGCTGTCGATGGTGACTGGTACGAAGGACGCACGCGTGCCAAGGCAATCAACTTCGGCTACATCTACGGCATGCAATACAAAAAGTTCATCGAGCAGTCGGAGAAAGACTACGGGTGGTCACCGTCAGTGACGGAAGCGAAGTCGTCGCGTGCTGCGTACTTCATGCTGTACGCCAGCCTCGAAGCATGGCACCGCAAGGTGAAGAAGCTAGCACGCCTGAACGGGCACGTACGCTGCCTCACAGGACGTCTGAGACGTCTGCCGGGTATCCGTGCCAAGGATCGGATGATCCGCTCAGAAGCCGAGAGGCAGGCTGTGAACAGCGGTGTGCAGGCGATGATCGGTGACTACAAAGCGATGGTGCTGATCGAGGTCCACCAGACGTTCCCACGCACCCAGCTCAGGTTGGTAGGTGAGCACCACGATGCCGTGCTGCAGATCGTGAAGAACGAGCATCTAGATGAGGTGGTGCCGAAGATGCTGAAGATCGCAGAGCGACCGAAACTGATGGACACATTTAAAATTAATCTCGACGTACCGATGGAAGGCGAAGCCGAACTCGGTCGATGGGGAGCAGGGGAAAAGTATGCGGCTTGAAAATATGACGAGTCACGATCCTTGGGAGACCGACACCTGGGAAGTAGATTATTTCGACGAGGATTGCTCAGGCCGGAAGCTCAAAGAGCCGCTGCTCGGCGTGCGCGTGAACGGAGGCACGTGGCTCGAAGTCCGCGCTCTGCTCGAACACATCGACCTGCGAAAGGGGCAACTAAATGTCAGCGACGACTAGCTTTTCTCAGGTAGACAAGTTCCGACGCTGCCAGCAGGCGTGGGCGTACAAGTACCGCGATGGGCTCAAGCGCAAGCGGAAGTTCGTGCGCATGTTCAAGGGCAGCATCCTGCACGACATGTTAGATGCTCACATCCGAATGAGAATGACCAAGGGCAAGTCCACGAAAGGTGACGCCTGGGATGTGCTCGCTAAATACGAAGAGGAGTACACCACCTACTTCGAAGAAGAGCGGGAGGCAGGTGGTGACATCATCGGTGACTGCGGCAGGATCTTCGAGGGCTACCTGCGGATGTACCGGAAGGATCCACTGCGCTACGAAGCGAGTGAGGTCAACGTGTACTTCGACTTGCCGGGTAAGCTGCCACGCTTCACGGGATTCATTGACAAGGTCGCAGTCGATCAGCAAGATCGCCGCTGGCTGATGGACCACAAGTTCGTCGCCACGATTCCGACTGCCGAGGATAGGTTCAGCGAGTTGCAGCTGCTCCTCTACGTGTGGGCGTGGAACGAGACGCACCCTGATGAGCCGCTCGATGGTGTGTGCTGGGACTACGCCCGCTCGAAGGCACCGAGAGTACCTGAGATCCTGAAGAAGGGTGGGTTGTCGAAAGCCAAGAACATCGACACCGATCCGTACACCTATCAGAAAGCTATCGCGGACAACAACCTCAATCCCAACGACTACGCCGAGATGCTCACTCACCTCGATGGGAAGGAGACCACCTTCTACGAGCGTGTGTTCCTGCCGAAGCCTACCAAGAAGATGATCGCAATCATCACGGATGACTTCCTCGAAACCACGCGTGAGATCCAAGAGAAGAAGAAACCGAAGGCGCATGTCACCCGCAGCATGTCACCTTTCAACTGCAACACCTGTGAGTACCGACCTGTCTGCGAGGCTGAAGTCCGTGGGCTCGATGCTGAGTTCATCATCAAGTCGGAGTTCACCCAACGAGAAATTGGAGACGACTGATGGGAACGAAAAACAACCCCGGTGAGTTTGATTGTTACGAAAGCGCTGACCCAGATGAGCCGATGTTTGTGCTTTTAGCACGTGACGAACTGGCACCGGAAAGAGTCAGAAACTGGGCTCATGCCTATTCCATGAAGTGTGGCACCGACCCAACACCTCAGCAGAACCACAAGATCAATGAAGCGTATCAGTGTGCGCTCAACATGGATCGGTGGCGTCAGGAGAACACCTAATGGTAGCGAAGAAGAAACCAGCACCGAAGAAGAAGCGGAAGAAAAAGGTCACAAGCATTCTCGACAAGATCCAGCCAGTCAGTGAGCTGGAGACCAACCTCGTGATGCTCGTGTACGGCAGGAGTGGCACAGGCAAGACATACTTCGGTTCGACGTTCCCGAAGCCCTGCCTGTTCATCGACACCAACGAGCGAGGCACCGAGACCATCAAGCAGGTCGAGGGTGTTGACGTCGTACGTGTCACCGAATGGGCTGAGTTCGATGAGCTGTACTGGGCACTGGTCAACGACGAGACCGAGACCGAGTACGCATCCATCGTGGTCGATCAGGTCACCAACTTGCAAGACATCGGCATGGCTGAGGTGCGACGTCGAGCACGCAAGGGCAGAGACGAACTGTTCACCCAGAAGATGTGGGGACAGCTCAGTGGAATGATCAAACAAGCAATCAGCGATTGGCGCGAGCTTGCCGACCGCTACCACATCCTATTCATCGCGCATGAACGCATCGATGAGCCGGGTGACGACGAGGACGAACTGATCGAGCCCAGCATTGGTGCTCGTGTCATGCCGTCCGTGGGCTCCTTCCTTGACGGGGCAGTTGATTCCATCGGTTCGATGTACATCAAAGAGCGATGGGAGACAGAAGACAAGGAGGAGGTGCGCCACGTGGACTACTGTATGCGGCTCGGTCCACACGCATTTTATTCAACGAAGATCCGCAGACCTCCGACAGCAGGTCCGATTCCTGAGTTCATCGTAGACGCGACGTTCGACAAGATTCGGCACCTGATCGCAGGAACTAAACCAAAACGTAAAGTAAGGAGAAAGGCAAATGCCTAGAAAGAAAGCGCCTGCGAAACGCAAGGCTCCCGCTCGCAAGAAAGCGCCAGCGAAGAAGCGAGGTCGTCGCAACGCAAACATGATCAGCGTGGACTTCACTGACGTCGATGCTGGTGGGATGATGCCCACGCCTGATGGCATCTACACCGCTGAGGTGAAGAGCGCTGAGAAGGACGTGAGTTCCAACGGCAACGAGATGGTCGTCGTGCGTTACAGAACGCAGATCGGCTCCACAGTGTTCGACCGCTTCATGCTGCTGCCTCAGTCGTTGTGGGTACTCCGCACCGCACTGAATTGCATGGGCTACGACACTCCGGACGGTCCGTTCGACTTCGACCCTGATGATCTGGTCGGGCAGCAGCTCGGCATCGAGATCACCAACGAGGAGTACGAAGAGAAGGACCAGCCTCGTGTAACAGGTTACCTCACGTACGATGCTGCTGAAGAGCAAGCTGAACTTCCTGCAGCTGAAGAAGAAGAAGAGGAAGAGGAGGAGGAGGAGCCAGCTCCGAAGAAACGTCGCGCTCGCAAAGCAGCTGTCGAAGAAGAAGAGGAAGAAGAGGAAGAAGAGCCTGAAGAGGAGGAGGAGGAAGAAGAAGAGCCTCCACCGAAGAAGGCACCTCGCAAGAAAAAAGCACCCGCCAAGAAAAAGGGCGCACTGCGTCCGGGTGCACGTGTCACCTTCGAAGACGAAGACGATGAGTATGGCGGCGTGATCGAGAGCATCGATGACGGTGTCGCCACAGTCGTGGACGACGAAGATGGTGAGTGGGAGATCCCGGTAGACGAGCTGACCAAAGCTTGAGTCAGTACTCTCCAGGGTGGCTGGATCCTCGTACCATCGAGGGTCCGTTCACTCGCATAGCACCACTCGATTTCCAGAAGCTCATAATTGCAGGGAGACCTCATTACTTTGAGTCAATGGAAATCGGGTGGCGCTTTTACTATGAGATAGCGAAACAGCAAAGTGAGTGGCGCTTTTACTATGGGATAGCGAAACAGCAAAGTGATCCGCACTGAACTCCGACCCTATCAAGACATCGCCGCTCGTACTGCTTGCGCATACGACGGCTTCGCCCTGTTCCCAGAACAGCGCACAGGGAAGTGCCTGATCTCTCTAGCCATCATGGATCGGATCCGACCAGAGACGCTGGTCATCATCTGTCCGAAGAAGGCAGTGCTCACGTGGGAGGAAGAGATCGATCTGCATCTCGACCTCGACTGGGACTGCGACATTTTCATCCTGACCTATCAGGAGCTGGTCAAGAACAAAAAGCTACGTGCGCAGTGGTACAAGTGGTCACTGGAGTACGTCAAGCACAACGGTCGCCTGATGGTGATCGCAGACGAAGCGCACTACATCAAGAAGCCTGGGTCATCGCAGAGTCGAGTTGTTAGAACACTGGGCAAGCGAGCCGAGTACCGTCTAGCACTCACCGGCACACCCATCGACAAGAACTACGAACAGTTCTGGGCGATCATGGATTTCATTCAGCATGGTGTCGCCTTTCCACGCACGTCTGAAGGCTTCAAGAAGATCTACTGCGACTACGAGACTGTGTTCAACAGGAGCAAGACAAAATCCTGGCCTGAACTCGTGGGCTACAACCACGAAGACAAGATGCTGAAGATCATCCACAAGTACAGCTACCGGGTGACCTTCAACGAAGCCCGTCAATCAATAGGCAAAGCACCCGTGCGCATCCACCGGAAGAAAGCATACTTCGATCTCAGTGAGACCAGTCGGGGCATCTACAACGAGATGAAAGAAGATCTCGAAGTCGTGCTCGACGACCTGACCATCGAGTCTCCGCTGCCCATCACCTTGATCCAGAAGCTGCAACAGATCTGCGGAGGCTTCCTGCTCCACCAGCAGCGCATCCCCGGAGAGAAGAAGCGCAGGCGCATCGTCGTTGAGATCGGCAGCGAGAAGCTCGACCACCTGATGAACGTGTGCTCAGGAATTGGCGACGAGAAGGTCGTCATCATCTGTCGCTACACGCACGAGATTGAAGCGATCTCGAAGAAGTTCGAGAAGTTCAACTGGACCTACAAGGTGATCAGCGGCACCTCCGAGTGGGACGGTGTGTTCGACACCGACTTCGTGATCCTGCAGGTGAGGAGTGGGCTCGGCTTCGACCTGAGTGAATCAGCTACCATCGTCTTTTACAGCTGGGACCACAGCTACATCACGTTCGAGCAGTCGCGCTTCCGGGTGATGAACATGGAGACGACGAAGAAGGTCAACTACATATTTCTGATCGCGAGGAACACCATTGAAGAAGAGTACTACACGGCAGTTGCGAAGAAAAAAGAGTTCTCGACCCTCGTCCTCGATACCCGGCGACGTGAAGAGCGTGCGACAACAGCTAGCGGTCGTAAGAGGCGAGTTCGAAAAGCCCGTCGCGCAACTGCATGAACCGAAAGGATAGGGAGCAGCTGCGTCACTGGCGCAGGCTCTTCATCAATCCCACTCCCGATGGAGCAGCTCACTATGCTCAGAAGTACATGCCTGAGCGCACTCGCGATGGCTACAAGGTCACGGACATGGACAAGCGAGTGATGGTGGCAGGTGTGCACAAAGCACGCGTCGAGACTGGCAACCCTATCCAAGTGAACGAGTCGCGCAAGTGGCTCCGCGAGCACGGGTACAAAGAGACCATGGAGCACTCGAAGCACAATGAATGAGGACAGCACATGGGAGTGGCTGCGTGACATAACGTTGCCTGAGGGGCACTACTCTCGCGTCGAGTCTGCGTTCACGTCGCCGGGATTCCCCGACGTGGACTATTGTCTCGGGCTCGGCTGCAGTGGGCAGATCGAGCTGAAGTACTCGAAGCTCAAAGAGATCCCTTTTCCAGGCAAGCCAGGAATGAGGATCACACAGGTCAAGTGGATTCGTAAGCGTGTCAAGGTCTTCGGCTACGTGTTCATCATCGCGGAGGCACCTCCTGAGATCTATGTGATCCCCGGAAGCGCTGTCGAGGAAATCAATGGTGCAGATCGTGAAAAGCTGTCAAGAATTTCTGTGGGTATTTTGAATCGAGAGGATACCAAAGACGCTCACTACCAGCTGCACAACATTTTGACCACATGGAGATACGACAAATGAGGACATGCACTTTTTTGGACCCACACAACATCGAGCGCTGCACCGAGTGCGGAACTCCGATGGACCTGTGCCTGTGTGCGAACGTCGATCTCTCAGCACACCAGCGACTGAACAGTACCGACGGTGTGATCATTTCTATGATCAGAGGTGAGCTGGATGCTGCACGCAAACAGTTCCCAGGTAGCACACACATGCTGGCAGCGCTGATGGAAGAAGTCGGTGAGTTGGCGCAAGCTCTGATGCAGCACGACACGGACGGCAGTCAAACCACGCAGGAGGTGCTACGTGAAGCCGTGCAGGTAGCATCCATGGCGATCAGGGTCGCTGCAGAAGGCGACGAGAATTTTGTGTATGAGTTCCCCGTCACGGAAGAGGATCTACCTCGCGGACCAGTCGGGGGGCGCTACGATTGATGGAGACACCGGATGTTAGTTCTTACGAGGTACGTTGGAGAGACCATCGTAATTGGCGACGACGTGCGCATCAAAGTGTTGAGCATGAAAGGCAGTCAGATAAAGCTCGGCATCATCGCACCGGACGACGTATCTATTCATAGGGAGGAGGTGTATGAGCGAATCAGAGCAGAGCAGCTGGGACAAAGAGAGAGCCAAGGACATCATCGACAAGGCAGTCGAGGAGATCCTACCGAACACGGAGATGAAGAAAGGAACCGTTGAAGAGTTCCAATGTTACAAAGATATGGTAGAGTTACTCGGGAGCGTTCGGGCGGAAGCTATCGGATGGACCTGGGCTGAGGCGTGTTCTCAGCATGACAGGGGTCTGGATCCTCGACGGTTTGAAGTACCGCTGCTCATGGATAAAGCGAACGCTGATCTGAATCCGATCAGGGAGTAAGCGATGATCAGTGTGTGGTGGATGGTCCCCGTGTTCTGCGGGGGGTTAGCCTTTGGAATTGCAGCCGTAGCCTTGTTAGGAGGAGTACATGAGCGACAACGAACAGGGAGAGAACGAAGAGCCAGAGTTCCCAGACGGGCAACTCAACGAGGAGGACGGAGGCTCAATTCAAACTGGGATCGGGATCGAGGACGGACGAGTGATGATTGTCTGGCCTAAGCCGATCACGTGGATTGCCTTCGACCCTGACGGTGCTGACGAGTTCGCAGACAGCATCAAAGAGAAGGCTGCAGCCGCCAGACTGCTTACATCTGGTTGATATTTACACGCGAGCGAATCCGTGTATAATAGGGGCTGGCTAAAGTAAGGAGACCTATGATGCCTGCAGTACGCAAGAGCCCCAAAGTTAAGGCAACCAGCGATAGCGTCGGTGCTCAGCTTGCAATGATGCGTAAGCGTGGATCGAAAAACTGCGAGAACCCTGAGTGTGGTAAGAGATTCAAGGGACTCGCGATCACCAACTACTGCTCGGACGAGTGCCGGTTCAGGGCTGCGTACCTGCGCCGACGCGAGGTCGAAGCGGGAAAATAGGAACTAAAAAATGACAGTGTTGAAACAGCACAGGAAGGCGAGCCTCGAACTCGAAGGGCGCAAGCTCATAGGAAAGTTCGAGGTGAGCCTGACCAACCAAGGCGACCGCAAGGAGCTGGTCGATGTGATCAACGAGTGTCGCAAGCAGCTCAGGGAGTTTGACCCTGCGAAGGCTGCGAAGCGTAAGCCAACCGGTCCAGCCAAGAAGAAGGCAGCAGGGAAACGTCGCAAGCAAAGATGAAGACGATCATGGTTGACCTCGAAGGCACGATGAGCGATCACACTGACCGCTTACGTGTCCTTGAGGCGACCACTGCAGCTGACCCCAAGAACCGAGAAGCGTGGAAGACATACTACAAAGGACTCCCCGACGACGAGCCCCGCATGGATGTCATCCGCGCTGTTCGAGAGTGGATCCGCAGGGAACACTTCTTGATGGTCTACACCACACGGTTCGCTAACAAGTACAGACACGAAGAGGAGTGGCTGAAAGGTCACGAGCTGTGGGAGCACATCGAGCTACTGCAGCGAGAGCCCACGGAAACTCAGATCAAAGGTCCGAACCTTGTTGCTATCTGGGCTGGATCTATCCGACCTGATATCCTCGTCGATGATCGAGAGGATGTACGCAATCTCGTGAAGGAACACTCGCCTGACACCACTGTGCTAGGACTGGAGGACTTTCATGGACGCGAAGTGCACTGACGGCTTTCTATTCCACCGCTGGACGTACGACTACACGTGCGGTCGGTGTGGGATCACCGGGCACGTCCGGGGAAGCCCATCCTCCGAGAAATGGGCGGACGACCTGTCTGAGTCTGCATTGCTCTCGCCAGCCCACCCTGTTGATCGGCAGGTCCAACACGATTCCCACCAAGATTTCCTCGACGCTGCATCGACTGCTTCTGCTGGAAGCCACGGAACGGCATCGCTCGACCTCCCGGCATTCTTGCGTCGTCCGGTCTAAGCATCTCGGGGCGACCTCCCGGCATGCCACCCGGTCCACCCGGCTGCACACGACCACCCATACCCGGACGAGGCTGCGGACCACCTAGCTGCTTCATCGGACCACGCATCCCCGGTGCCACCATGCCACGACGACCACCACCTCGTTGCTGCGCCATCTTCTGACGCATCATGTTCATCATCTGCGGATTCGGACGTCGCGCATCGTTACCGCGCATCGGTGATCGTCGTCCACCCGGCATACGTTGCGGTCCTCGACCACGGAAGCCACCTCGTGTTGGACGTTGCATCGCAGCTTGCATCTGAGGGGAGCCTCTCCTGCCCATCGAACCTCGTTGGCGTTGCATCGCCTGTGCCAGTCCACCCGCTTGCATTTCCAAAGGCTCCTCCTCCTCGATCAGTTGTGGTGCTTCTGTGTAGAATCCTGGCGTGCCACCGGCAACGACGTTGCCACCACCCCCACCACCGCTAAGGATGTCAGACACCCTCGCCTTGTGCTGTCGTAACTGTTCACGTTGGGGCGATTGTTTCCCAGCCATCTCGGGGTAGGCAATCACCTCGCGCAGCTGGTCCTGCTGTTCACGTTGCTGGTTCCACCCCTCGTACTCTGCTCGTGCAGGGTCGTCTGCAGGCAAGTGTGCAAGTGGATCTTCCTTCATCGCCTCCTGCGAGGTGCGGTCGTAATTTGTCCACGTCGGATCGATGATGCCGTACTTGTTGTAGATCTCTTCAGCGATGGAGCCTGGATCGAAGTCAGTGCCGGTGCGCGTGCTGGGTTGAGGAATTGCATAGCCACCAGCTCGTGTTGCATCTTCCAATCCACCCACAGGTTCCAGCGCACTGAGTCGTGTGCCCGCCTTCTGTCCGATGTTGTAGAGCATGTTGCTGAACATGCCTGTCGGTTCCATGGACCCGTACTGGTTGTAGATCTGAAGCAGTCCTGCCTTCTCCTTTTCCTTTTGGGCAGCTTCATACTCAGCCAGTTGCTCAGGTGTCATCCCTTGTTTCTTCGCCTTCTCGATCATCTCAGCGAGACCACCGAACTGATACCCTTTCACTTTCTTGTCAGCAGCAACGAACTCCTTCGCTACGGCACGTGACGGTCCGCCACCGGGCTTCTTCCATCCGTGTGCAACAGCTCGCATGAGCTTCGCCTGTGCTGGTGATTTTGATGGCACTCTTCCACCCTCCGCGTTTCCCGTAGGTTTCATAAACATGTGTTCCATGCCCTTCAGTCCGTAGCTGTACGGATCATCCAGAGCACTGAAACGTCTCAGCAGACCTTCCGCCTGTCCCAGGTGCTCTCCCGGTCCACTTTGAAAGCCCCTCACAACATCAGTCAAGCCACCGGGTTCGTCCATGCCTGATGCATACGCTGTCCCCAACTTCGTTGCAGTGCCAATAGCTGTCTGCGTTGCAGGTGCTATCGCCGCACCACTGGCGGAACTTGCAGCGGCTCCTAATCCCGACGCAGCTGCGCCTCCACCGATAGCTCCAGCGATCATCCCTGCTACATCTTGCACTTGCTTACCGGGACCGATGTCGATCCCTTCTGACATTGCTTGCTGGTAGTCGTGCGCAGTTGCACCACCCAGCTGATTAACTAACGCACGGTCGTCTCGGTTGAGGATCTTGTTCCACATCTTGGTGCTGAGTGGATCGACACCCAGGATCAAACGCTTCGGATCGTCCTTGAGCCCCTTCCACAGATTTTTGAAGTGCGACTTCTCAAACTTCAGTACCTTCTTGAGGAAGCCACCGAGTCCGAGATGTGGGTAAGCTTGTTCAGGTCCGGGGTGCATCAGTCTTCCTCCACCTGCCCAGTCTTACCGTCGATGAGAACGTTGTCTGGCTTCGGTTTGATGAGTGCGAGGATGCTCGACATCACTTCCATTCTCGTCTCGTCACGCAGACCCAACGGAGCGTTGTCATCTGCACCACCATGCATACCCACCTGCTGACGATCCTTCCAGTTCTCGCGCTGCCTGTTAGTGAGCCACAACTTGATCGCAGCGATGTCTGGCTTGTAATGCTTCTGCGTGTCAGCTCGGATGATGTCACCGTCCCACTGGAAGATCTTCTCCTCGTCGTGGGTGTAGCCGACCGCACTCTGGTACAGAGCTGACAGCACAGCTGCATCAGCATCGGTGTAGCCCTCAACGAGTGCGTCCTGAAACAGGGGGTACTGCTTCTTCCAGAGCTTTATCATGCGCGGGTGGATGTCGAAGATGTCGCACATCTCCTTCTCACTAACACCTCGCATTGCAATCGCTCGCACCTGATCGAGGTGGTCGGGCAGGAACAGACGTTTGCCTTCTGCCAGCAGTGCACCTGATTGATTGCGTGTGCGTTTGCCTAGATAGGTTGCGCTCATCAGTCCAACATCCTACCCAATGATTGCGTCACGTCTTCCATCTTCTCCATGCCGTAGTCACCCAGACCACGCAAGTACTCCATGCCGTAGTCGCCCAAGTCTTTCATCATCTCCTTGTCGAACTCGATGTCAGGTAACTCAGGGGGACCACCTTCTTCGAGGTACTGGTTCTCCGCAGCGACAACGTAGCCGCGAAGCTCCTGCATGATGGCTTGAGATTTTGTGGGGTCACCTTTGGCATACACCAGCTTCAAAAGCCCGTTACGGATCGGCGCGCTCTGAATGACTCGCCCTGCGAGTGCCGAGGTTGCAGCTATCCCCCACAAACCATTCAGGACAGCGAGTCCGACAGCAGCGCCACCACCCATCGCAGCAACCATGCCCGAACCCTTACCTGTCTGGGCAGCTAACGAAGTGATCCGCATATACTCACGAGCCCCTTCGAGCAACTCTCGTTCACCTTCGTCGAAGAAGACATTCAACATCTTCTTGTTCTTAGGATCGCTGAGGTACTTCACGAAGCCATCCGGATCAGCGATCTGCGGAGCGTCAGGAGTCCAACCTGCTTTCTCCAGTCCCTTGGTGAGGAAGCGCTGCTTCACTGCTTGCTTCCCTTCGGGCATCAGCTTGTTAAACAGATCATCGATGCGTTTGGGCACGCCTTGATCTAGAACACGCTCAACGATCTCATCGTCAAGGTTGCCTTGTCGCAGTTGCTTAGCTATCGCAGCGTCAACAACCTGCTCAGATTCCTTCACGTATGCACGTTCAAGCAGCTCTTGTGCCTTCGCCGCAGCTTGCCGATGTTCATGCGGTCGCGTGACTTGTGAGGGCCAGTTTGCCGGGTCCATGATCTCCTTGTTCTTACCCCAGAAGCGTTGCTTGACCATCCGCGTAATGAAATTGTCAGCGATGTCTTGACCCAGCTCAGTCTCGATGTCGATGCCGTACTTGTTAGCGATATCGATGAGTGCATCTGTTCTCGCTGCTTTCTGTCTGATTCTCTGACGACCGATACCTGTGATCGGGATACGCTCAATCGTTTTTATGAAGATATTTTGGATAGGACTGATGTACTGCGAGAGAGCATCGGAGGTGTAGATTTTCCGCCCCGTTGACTCTGCATAATCCAGTGCTTGCTGGACACCTTTGGGTACAACATCAGCAACCTTCCCTATCAGCTCCTTGCCTTTGGTAATGACGTTCGTCAGTGGCTTCACGAGGTGCTCACCCACCTTGCCTGCGACTGCAGTGAACGCAACGTCTTCGGGATCGAACTCGCCACCCGGCACCGCTGCGTGACCTGCCTCAATCCCTGCTTGAGTGGCACCGAAGGTGCCTGCAGCTTGGTAGCTCGCTCTACGAACAGCTGCTTTCTCCAGCTGCTGACGCATCGTTGCACTGGCTACTCTAGGCAGCACTGTCTTCACACCCATCGATGCAACTTTACCTGCGGGTGTGAACAAAGCACCCAGTCCTAACATCTGCAGTGCGTCCATACCGCTCATGCCGGGACGGTTGATGAGCCCACGTGCACCGGTCTCGTTGTTGGTCGCGATGATCGCACCGTCCGGTGCATAGCTGATGCCAATGACATCATTAGAAACTGCCTTCAACATGTTCGCGATCTCTTGCGGATCCGTCATGGTCATCGCAGCTGCTGAGATGGCAGCTCGCTGCCCAACGGTAAGCGTTGCACCTACACCACCACCAGTCTCTTCTGTGGTACGTTCCGGTCCTACCTGCGGAGCATCACCACCCAGCATCGGTGGCACGAACATCTCGCCCAGCTCCTGCGATGCACGCGACGTCCCCGGCTCCTCCGGAAACTCACTCGGGAACTGTGCCAGCGGGTTTGCCAGTGGCTGATCCGTCTGCGGTTGAAACTGCGAGAAGGGATCGTCTCCCTGGAATTGGTCAAAGGGGTCTGCCTCAGCAAACGAAACGTCTGGCTCAGGGAGTTGCTCCTCTACTGCAGCCTGTTCTACTTCAGGTGGGATCTCCCCCGGTGCGTACCCTTGTGCCATCAGCGCTTGGTCTTGCGCCTGCATCTCAGCCTGCATACGGAGGAGATCTTCCTCTGTCGTGTAGTCAGTCTCAGCCATTAGATATCAACCCCCTTCTTACGCAGCGCAGAAATTATTTCTGGAGAGGGGTTCCCAAACCTCCCCCGGTACGTCTCAAGTAATTCAGGAGTGTAGTTGTTGATCAGGTACTGATTGGAGTCCGGAGTTGGAACTTCTTTCTCTGCAGCCTGCTCCACCTGCTTCATCTCTGCTGCCGCAGCCTGTTCGCTGCGGAACTGTCGGAACCTTTTAACTGAGAGATCAGTCTTTGGATCCCCTCTATCTTGTGCTCTCTGCAGTGCTGCATCTTCCCCAAAGCCAATCATATTTTCATACCGCTTCAGCATGTCATCGATGATTGCAAGGTTGGCTTCTTTACCCTTCGCAGTACTGGCATTGAGTTCCTCGATCTTCTTGTACTCGAAGTCAGTTTTGGTACCTGTCAACAAGGTCAGCTGATTCAAAACCTCAGCCCCCATGAGCCTCCGTGCCAGCTGGAAGTCTGCATTTTCACCGATTTCGATACCAAAGAACTGGGCAAGATCTATGAACTTCCCTTTAATTCCACTGGTCGATATGCCTGCGAAGATTTCACGAGCCCTCACCAACTTGTTGACTGCCAGTGTTGAGTTCAGACCCTGCTCGATCTCATGAGACCTCTTTAATGTGTCATCCCCCGCTGCTTTCTTCGCAGCCTCAGCCTCCGATACTGCGGTGGGATTGAGGTTGGACACCACCTCCAGAATCTCACCTGTTTCGAGGCCTGTGAAGATGTGCTCCGTCGTACCATCGCTGTGTACGATGGTTTGTTTTTCTATGTGCCGCCACTTCGTGGGGTCGTCTGGGAACTCAATTTGATCATCGGGGTGGTACACCTTGCTGGATCCCCCCAGACGAGCACGTGATGCCTGCAGTAGAGTCTGCTGCTTCACCTCAGCGTCAAGAAGATCCTTCTCAATATTAGTCAGTGCCTCGCGGTGCTCTCCCCTAGCCTCTCTGACCAGACCTGCAGCAGCACCCACTGACTCACCAAAGCTACCCGTCCGTGTCGGTGCCAACATCCCTTGTGCAAGTGCGAGCCACCGACCACTCTTATCAGACTCGATTTTGTCACGTCGCTCAACCAGACGTTGGCGTGCCTCGTCCAGTCGCTTCAGGGCTTGTACGTTAGTCATCGTCTTGCCAGCCCGACTGGACTGCGTAGGCAGATGAGCGCCTTTCTTTTCAGTCGCCTCTTCTAGTCCGCCGAGAGTTTCGGGAACTACGATGGAAGGATCATCCCGTTCGTCAGGATCTACACCCGTCGCTGCTGCCAGTCCACCTGCTTGATAATTAGCCATCAGTCTTCATCCTCAATCCGAACGCCGCCTCGTGCTCGGCTACGCATGTCACATTTCTCGTACAGCTCGTTAGCAGCTCGGGCGAACCCCGGATCCTCTCGACCAGTGTTGCTCCCAGTGAGCCCACGCCACCAATCTTTCACTCGTGTCCATCCGGATTTTGCTGCCTGCGCCAAGCCGCCCAACATGTAGGGCTCAGCGCTTAAAGCTTTCCCGCAAGTGCCAAGCCCCCGTGTGCGTATCTGTTAGGTTCGAAATACTCACCGCTCTCGTTGTCGATGTATCCACCTTCAGCTTCCGTCAGACCTTTGTACGTGCCGTAGGCACCGACGATCTGCGACAGACCTGAAGGCTGGTACACGTCTGCGGGACCGTAGTCCTCACGCGTCGTTGCTGTGCTTGTTGGCAGTCCGCGCACGATGTCCGACATGAACTTGACACGATCCATCGGCAGGTCTCGCTGTTCGAGGAAGTCTTGGTATCCCAGATCGAGGCTGGCTTGACCCATACCGCGTCGTTGCTTACCAACCGCTTCCATCGCAGCGGCGTCACCGTAGCCTAGTTTCGATGCCATCTCACCTAGTCCACCAGCTGTCTCACCGGCTTGCAGCATGCCCAGTCCTTGCTGGACACCGAGTCGTCCGCCAGCCTCTTCAAGACCACCTCTGATCTCACCGGCTTGAAGATCTCGCGCTCGGTCTGCACCGAACAACTCACCAGCCTGACCGTAGGCACCGGACAGTGCAGCAAGGTTCTGCTCGTTGAGCCCTTCCGTGATACCCCGGACACCCTTGACACCGATGTCTTCCATCGAGCCGGTCCCACCTCGTGAGCCGAACTGACCTGCACCTGTGAATGCCTTCTGCAGACCGGGTAAGAATTCCTCCGTGAGCTGACGTCCAGCGAGGCTAGCGTTGCGGTCGAGCACGTGCTGGATGTAGGGGTCCATGTACTGCCCGACTTGTCCGGGGAAATCTTGAGCACCTTCCGCGAGGTATGGATCTGCTACGCCACGAGGATCGTAATCTTGAGAGAATTCGTCCAGCCCACCACGTACACCTTCAGCACCTGCTTCAAGCCAGGGCTGATAGGCACCGACGTTCTCTTCGGCCAGACCAAAGGAAGCTTCTTCCTCCGGAGCGAACGGCGCGATGCGCGGACCACCGTAGGGGATGTAAGGCTCCGCTGCTGCAGCGTTCGCTCTCGCGATCAGACCCTGCGTGTAATCGGACATCCACTTCGGGACGTTTTCGATAGTCTGCCCGTAGGTGGTGACCGACTTGGGCGGCTTACCTTCGAACAAGAAATCAGTGACGCTGCCCATCAGGCGTTCCCTCCTATCGCTGGTCTATTTGGCTGCACGGGAGTGGTCCCACCTACGTTGCTCAGACCTCCGTGTTCGTACTTCATCGTGCGCCTCAACTTCTTGACTTTGTTCATGTAAGCGGTGGGCTTCTTCGCCTTGTGCGTGAACTCACCACCCTTCATCTTCGCCGCCTTGTGCTTGCGCAGCTCCTGACGCATCTCGTCGAGCCGTCGTGCGCCTTCCGATCCAGATCCATCACCAAGCAGGGAGACGGACTCAGCATCGATGACGTACTCCCCGTCGCTTAGATACGCTGGGATATCGTCTGATCGACCTGAGCCCGGACCCTGCACATGATGACCTCCTTCCCGACTGACCGTCGGTGCTGCGTTGGATACATCTTGATTCTGTTCCCAGTAGTCGAACTCGCCACCACGCTGGTAGCCACCGTGTGCAACAAACTCAGCTGGCAACTGCGGACGTCCACGCGGAGATCCTACGTTAGCAACTGAAGCGCCTGCAGGTGGCAGCATGCTGTTGGTCCCGATGTCGAACGTCCAGCCCTGAGTCTCCATCTCACGTCTCTTGATCTGCCCCTCTCGACCCGGAGGTAGCGGCATTGCCTGAGGTCCAGTTGCCCCTGCACCCGCTGCCAGAGGGCTCGTGTCACCGGGGAATGGATCCGGCTTCAGGAACAGATGCTGCCCGCTCTGAGGCGCACCCGCTTGACCGTAGGTGAAGTACGACTGCGGGTCCATCCCCCGAAACTTTCGATTCATCTTGAAGACTGGCAGCGTCTCGGTGAACTCAGCTGGCAGCTGCGGACGTCCCTCATCCTCGTAGTCACCCGAACTCGCTGCGCCCAGAGTAGTCAAGCCAGCCAGTGCAGGCATCGCGTACTTACCTGCCAGATCCATCAGTTGCTGAGTTCTAGTAGGTGGCGCAGCTGCAGGAGTCGCCAGCGGGTCCGTGGTGGGTGCAGGGCTAGCCGTCCGGGCAACACGCCCCGGATCGGCTCCAGCTAGGATCTCCTGTCCCGTCACAGGACGATCTAGGGTCGGGGTGTACTCGTCACCCCCTGCATCGATACCGGGGTCAGGAGGCGCTGTGCGGCCCTCACCGGCAGCTATGTACCGTCCAATTGCCGTCTCGCTCGCAGGCTTCATGCCCAGAGCAGAGCGAGCATCCCTGCTGAGCTGGTCTTGTGTTCCACGTGTCGCCGCGCCCAGCCCGCCCTGAATGGCACCTTCGACGAAGTCACCACCGGTCAGTGCGGAGCCTGTACCCTGGATCACAGCGCTGCCTACGGCTTCGGCAGTCTTGCTGCCAGCTTCGAGACCTAGCTTCGCACCCACGGTAGAGCCGTACGCGCCAGCAGCAGCGCCCAGACCACCAGAGAGGGCTCCCTTGAGTGCTCCTTCCTTGCCACCGGTCACGGCACCCAGTCCACCCTGCACGATAGCGTTGCCTGCGATGGATGCCATGGCACCACTCATGCCCAGCTTCATGCCAATGGCAGTCCCGATCCCCGGCATGAAGATCGACAGTGCGATAGGAGCGATCATCTTGAAGACCGGCGACTTGACGATTTTCTTCACACCCTTTTTGATCTTCTTCCACACCTTGGAGAGGAAGCCGTACTCACCGATGCCGGTCTTCGGGTTGATGTCTGGCTCACCCCACATCGCACTGATCGCTTCGTACTCCTCAGGGCTCATGTGGAGCATCATCGAGTCGTCACCGCGACCTGCAGCTCGGGTCTTCTCAGCAGCGCTGGCAACACCACCACGTGCCTTGTGTACCGACCCACCGATGCAGTAGAGCCTGATCTTCTTGGCATCCTTCTTCTCGACACCCTGCGCCTTCATCATCTCTTCGGCTGCGACGGTGTAGAGCAGCTCCGGACCTCCAGGCACCAGCTCGATTGCGCGAGCGGTGTCGATGAGTTCTTCCGACCCGCCCTGCTGAGCGAGCATTTGTGCGAGTCCACCTTGGGGTGCTGGCATATTCCTACCCTTCAAAATTCGTTGTGGCGAAGAGGCGTTGTGCCCACTCTCGCCAGTTATCGTATGAGTGCGGATCGGGCGCGTCCTGCCCAATCGGATCTACATCCCCAAACACTGTCGCCGCCCAATCCTGCCACTGCTCCGGATCATCGAGACGAGGGAAGTTCTCCGACTCGATCTCGAACAGTGGCACCATGAAGTCTGCCCACTGGGTCACCGTCTCGAAGCCTCGCGGATCTATGATCATGACTCGACCCTCCCGTCCGCTGGCTCGATGTGCGCGTAGGTGTCACCGTACTCGTAATCACCTCCCCCAGTGTTCGACTCGAACCGGAAGCTCATCAGTCGTTGGATCGTCTTCAGCTTGATCGTCTCTTCTGTTCCCGATGCTGCTGCCGCCACGAACGTCACGGGAGTCTCCGTGATCTGCGGAGCCTTCGTGTTGACACGTCCCTTCACCGTCAAGCTCATGTCACCGACCTGCACGAAGTCAGGCTCGATCCTCGCAACCCGAAGCGACTTCTCGCTGTTCCCACTCTCCAGCAACGACAGCTCATGGGTCTCGAAGAATGATTGGATGGCACTGATCTGACTGGTGCGCACCTTGTCCTTGGTCGTCTCGTGCTGCCAGAGTGTGCGACCGTTTGCAGTCTCAAAGTTGTCCACCATGAATGGCTTCTGGTAAACGTTGGCGAAGATACCCGCTGTGCGTCCTTGGTCAATATCATCTGAGTCAGGCAGCTCAGTGTCGTACCAGAACCCCTTCCGCACGTTGTAGATGATCGCGTGCGTACACTCAGTTGCGCTACCTCTCGGGTAGCACCACCAGATCTCACCGTAGCGCGGGATCTTGAAGCCGAACACCTTCTGCCGCGCAGTGAAGTTCAGGTTGTTGAAGAACCAGTTCTCGTTCATCTCATTGGGCATCTCACGCACGACACCGTTGAACAACAAGAACCGGTCGTTACCGGGCCAGTAGTAGATGCCGTCGTACTCGACGATGCCTTGCGACGAAAGGATTGAGATGCCTCGCGCAATGGTGTCAAAGACAAAGTCACTGGGACCAGCTGGGTTGAACGTGCCACGAATGAGTGAGTCAAGGGACCACAGAAGCACCGCAGGACCACTGCCTGCACCTCGAAGGGGAAACCCTTTCACGATCTTCTGCGTGCCGGTGTTGAACGCGACTGGTGCAGCACTGATGTCGTTTACCGTACCGTTGTACTCAATCAGCCCGTCGCTACCAAAGGAGAACAGATACTGCTGCGTGACCACGATGCCACCACTCTGATCTGACCACGCTACATTGAACGGTGCATGTGACAACGCTGCCCCTGCATCGATAGTGTCAGCGTAGAGCAAGCCCGTCACCGAGTTGTCGATGAGAGCTGCGTTAGGTGCAGCGTGTGCGATGAGCAGATGATTACCTGATCCTGCAGTGTCCGCGAAGATGTCGAACTGCCACAGGTTGTCCACGTTCGTGGCGAAGCCTCCAGGCGTTCGATCATTGAACAGGTTGAGCGACCCGTTAGAAACCTGATACTGACCGATGGTGTCTGGGTGTCCAACGTGCAGGTATTGGATGTCGTCTTTCGAAAACGAGTGCATGCCGCGAGCAACTTCAGGCACCGTGTCAGTGACCTGCTGGTAGCCTCCCATCTTCTGAGGTTTGCCACGTTGGAACCGGCACCAACGACCATCGACGTAGTTGTCGCCTTCGAATTTGGTCCCGTCCCGTTTGATACCGGGCTTCGACCAGATGGGTGCTGGAGTCTCAGCCATTAGGCACCTATGTCAGTGACGCGCAACCAGCTGCCACGGATCATCCGCGAATCGTTCGCCATAGGCGTGTCCTGCCCAAAGCGGATCGTGAAGGTCGTCAGCGCATCCATCTCGAACTGGCCTGAAATGTAGTAGCCGCGACGGATCGTTGACGTCGAGGGCATGTTCGTAATTGTGGTGTTGAGTGCGAAAGTGACTTCCGCCGTGCCGCCAACAGCATCAGTGTGGTAAGTCGTGAAGTTGGAATCGACCAGTACTTCGGAAACCTGCCACTCGTAGCCATTGGTGGCACCGATGTCCTGCTCGGCGGCAATGTAGCACTCCATTGCGTAGACGCGGCCTACCGTCAATCCGCTAACCGCCAGAGGACTTGGCGTGACCCCGCTGTTGTTCACCGTGAAGTCAGATGTCAGCCCGGTGAAGAACACTGTCGTTCCACCACCAGCATCACTCGTCGTGAGCACCCGCTCGAAGCCACCACCTGTCAGCGTGTTGTTAGCTTCTGCTCCACCAGCGGCTGCAGTCAATGTGCGAAAGACCTCGACGGTTGCCTGATGAAGTTTCACGTCCGCACCGGGATCAATGATTATGCCGGGAGTGTCTAACCAGTCGCCCGCGCTTTTGTAGAGCACTGCGCCTGTCGCAGGTGCGGTGAGCGTGACATCTGTCAAGCCCCCTAAGGAGGGTGTAACTATGGGAAAGTTCGTCAGTTTCAGAGGCGTAACGATCCGTGTGTCATCGACACCTGCATCTGTCTCAGCCTGCGTCGCCAGCTCTGCACCACCCAGTAGCCCTTCTGTCGCTTGGATAACGTCGATGTCGTTGGCGTTGACGAGGATGCCGACACCTGCAACTACATCGAACGTGCGATCTGCCGAGAGGTCTCCTCCCCCAACCATCCCCGCGCCCGCGATCATGTTCTGACCGTCGAACGCAGTACTTAAATTAGCCCGTGCACCCGATGCTGTCGTCGAGCCCGTGCCGCCTTGTCCGACCGAGATCGGAAAGCCGATGGTGGTGGACGACGCTGCATTGATCACATCAACGGCATCGCAATACGTGATGATGGTCGAGCCTTGAGGGACCGTCTGACCTGAACCTGCAGCTGTGTTGATATCCAGATCAAAAGCACCTGACGTCTGGTTGTCTACCCAGTACTGCTGCGTGGTGTTCGGTACAACAATTGTCCGGTTACCCGTCAGTGCACCCGTGAATCGGTAGGAGATTCTGTTGAGGTTCGCACCGCTGAGCACGAAGTCACCAGAGCCCGGTACCGCAATCGAGACGAAGTCGAACGCGATGGTCGAGCCGGTGCTCAAGCCGACGGTGAAGAAGTCTGTCCCATCAGTGAAGATGAACGCACTGTCGTTCGGGTCGAGGTTGATGCTCGCGCCACCATCGATCACACCAGACGGAGGCAACACGTTGAGCGTGCCACTGCCAGAGTTCCGGATCATGAAGAACCAGTCGTTACCTACAGCACCCGGAGAGGGTAGGTTGCACGTGCCTGCACCAGCGGTGTAGACGGAACACTTCGCTCGGTCACCTTCTACCACAGTAAACGGAGTCGCTGCCTCGACATCGGAGTCGATCTTCTGGTTCAACGTAGTGGTGATCGCTTTGATGCCAGCACCTGCCAGTGCAGACGCAGACGCAACCGACACGGTCGCACCCAGCTGTGAAGTGATCCACGTACCTGCAGCGGTGGAGTTGTCCGTCAAGATCAGTACCCACTGCTCACCCGGTGCAACCGATTGGATTGTCCCACCTGTGCTGTCACGCACGGTGTAAGTGTTCGCACCTATGTTATTGAACGTGACTTTGTTGCCGGTGCTCACGCTACTGGCTGAAGGCATGTCGATGTTGAGTGATCCAACCGAAGCATCGATGTCCATCCAGTCAGCAACAACATCGATCCCTTCTATCTGCTGCTCTCTCGCCCACTGCAACGTGACGTCAATAGCAGTCGTGATCGAGTTGTAGCTCGTGATCGACGGGAAGAGCAGCTCCCCACCAAAGACGTCGGTATAAGACATCAGACGTTCTCCCTCGTTACGTTTCTATCGATGATGCGCTTCACGTCCTGCGCTTCGAGGATCATGACGTCACGGTCATAGATGCCCTGCCATATCTGGATGCGGTCATCGTTTTTCAAAAAGGGAGTCGCCTGTAGAAGGCAACCATGAAGCAGCGCGTTCGGGGCAAAGTCCGTCGTCCAGTTCGTTTGGTTCGTGTTATCTAACAGCGCAGGCAACTCCCAGTAATTGACCTCGAACGGATATGCGAAGTCCGCTGAGGGTGCGATCAGCCAGTTGAAGTAATCGTAATCCCCATAAAACTTTGGCTGATCAGTGAGGTCTTCATCCGGCCAGTACCGACGCATGTACTCGTACGAGCGCAGGAACAGAGGGGTGCGTATCTGCGTCGCTCCCACACCGAAGTTGATCGAGATCGTATCCCTCCAACGATCAGGCTTCGGGATCACCGATTGGCCGATACCCAACGTGTCTGTGACGACGGTTACGAAGCCCAGAATCTTGAGCGAGTTCGCAAGCTGTCGTTCAGCGAGGTTGATCAGCCTTGGCAGCTGATCAAACACGGTGGGATCAACAGACGTACCACGCTCCAGATACTGACGCATGTCAGTCTGCAGCGAATTGAATGTTAGTGTCTCAGCCATCGGTCACTCCTCAGACGGGGGCGGCTTCCGTATCGTCGTCAGCCTCTTCTTCCGTCGCCTCTTCAGTCTCAGCAACCGGCTCTTCTGTCGGCGTTTCCGCAACCGGCTCTGGCTCGGGTTCTGGTTCGGGCTCGGGGGTTGGTTCTGGCACACTAGGTGTTTCTCCCGCACGCATTGCATCCCACTCAGAAGGGGTCGGTTGACGAGGCACATCTGCCATCGCATAGAGCAGCTCTTCTGAACAGGCACCTGAATCCAGATGTGTCATCAGTTCAGCGAGCAGTGGTAAAGTCAGGACACTGCCGCCACCTATTCTGGTGCAGTGGGTCAGTTCACTTAGTGCAGCTAGTACGCTCATTTAGAGCCTCCGTTTTTCCATTTATCAAAAGTACGCACACCCATGTAGGTGAGCGCGGGAGATGCAATCGCAATGAACACTTCCCACTGGAAAGTGAGACCCGCAAATACACCGGCAACCACTACACCATCCGGACCCGTCTGCGCAGTGAAGTGCGCCAGCAACGGAGCCACGATGGTCGAGAAAATCGCGTACGCGATGGTGAGGTACCACGACTGCCTCGCAATTTTCGGACGGGTCTGTTTTGTGTACACGTCTGACTGGTGCAGCTCAGCGGTGATGCGGTTGGTCATCGTTTCTTCAAACGCAATCTCGGCTTGACGCTCAAGATCTTTGTCCGCGAGCACAGCCAGTTCCATCTTGTGGACGAACTCAGCTGCCTTGTCTTTGTCGGTGATGAACTCCGACACCAGATCCCCGACACCCTTGCCGCCCATGATGCCTTTGACGGCACCCGCTATGGCTGTGATGACACTCACTTCTCAGTTTTCCTCACGGTCCACTCTTTGCACCACTCCCACACGATGACTTCCACCGACATACAGATCTGATGACCTTTGTCATTGCGTGCGTACTGCACCTCCACACCGGCACCCAACAGGGCAACCGACACAAGTGGAAGTGGATTGTTCAATTTGATCTTCATAACCTGATCTCCACATGACCCCAGTCCATGAACGTCTGATCCTCAGTGGATCCGTCCATGTCCCAATCACCACCCCAGCGCAGTGTCGCTCCACACTCTTCCGCTGCGGCGAACCAAACCCCCGCTACCACCGCAAAGGCGTGCGTATCGCCCCACGGAATCTTGCCGTTGATCAACACACCGAAGTCGATGGCGAGTGAGCACGGCATGAGCACACCGTCACCTTCGTCTTCTTCGTTGTTATGCGTGGACTCAGGCCAGGGTTTCTTCGACGCACCTGACTCGAACAACACGGTCTGGACTTCTTCTCCACGCCAGCCATGGATGATGGTGTAATCCACGGGCGTCAGCTTGATCGCACGCATCGCCACGTCCTGCATCTTCACGTGGCACGTTGCGATACGACCAGCTGACTTACTGCCGTAGACGAAGTCACCCATCGTCTGCGATCTTCTTAATGTCATCAGCAATCTGCTGCAGGATCTGCACATTGAGTGCCTGCTGCGTCTTGATGTCAGAGAGTTCGTCTTTCACTTCGAGCTTCTGCTCTACGACCTCTTCCCCGACCTTTTCGATAGCCTCGACATTTTTTTCGATCTTCGCATCCTGAGCATTCACCCAGTATCCAAGACCCAAAAGCAGGATACCCGCGACCGCAGTGATGGGGAGACTGGCCTTGCTGATATCCATGCCGTTCATCAGCTTGCTTTGCCTCCGTCAATTCGTCCGAGACCCGGAGGGGTCAGCTCCTCAGGAGCATCGGGCGGATCACCGGGACCATCCGGCACAGGTACTGCGTTCGCCTGCAGCTCAGGGTTGGGACCGACGATCAGCTCGCCACGTGCGATGGCTTGCAGCATTCCATCGAGCACTGACAGTGCACCCGACTTTGCGATACTCATCGGCACCGGCAGATCCTTAATCGCTAGAAGCTCGACCCCTGCAGATGCCGCCATTTGGATCTGGACTGGGGTTACTTGCTGTTGTTGTGGCATTTTCTAGTTCTCCGTTTTGGTTATGGAAGCGGGATGAGCCATAGATAGGTTTCATCATCAAACACAGTGGCATCCGCCCCTGTGTCCGCCAGTTTGCTAGCTTGAAGTGTCAGCGTCCCTGCAGTTCCAGCGACCCTCACGACAGCCGTCATCGTGATGGTGTCAGTGGAGACTCCTAACGTTGAGAAAGACTGAATGACATCTTCCGCAATCGGACGAATGTCATTGTCCCCTGTGTTGGTTGCAGTGCCGTTGAGTACCAGACCAGCGGGTTCAGTAAAGGTGAAGCGCATGTCATCCGCTGTGGGCGATATGATTTGAATCTGCGCCATCAACAAGTAATCGGTATTCGCTACAACAGCGGCAGATACAATGTTGGTCAGCGTCGTGCCGGTGAGCGTAACATTGCCCGCAGTCAGGATTTCCCCGACAAGAGCGCTAGCGGTACCACCGAGATCACCCGTAGTGAGCACACGCTCCAACCCTGCGCCAGTCAGTGTGTTGTTGACGAACGCACCACCAGTTGCAGGGGTGTGCGTCTCGATGACAATAGCTGCTGACGGTGGGTGGTAGATCTCGATGTCGGTATCGGGATCCATGTGAAGCAGTTGGCGATTCACGCTACCCGCGTCACGTGCGTTGAAGTTGAACTCCATGCTGTCAACGAAGCCGTCGAACTGGAAGTTCGCACCGTTCCACACCATCCGCAGGGCGAGGTTGCCGCTGACTTGGTGAAAGTCGAGGATCGTATTCGAGCCAGTGCGACCTTCAAGGATGATCCCTGAGATCGTCGTCTCGATGATGTTGCCGCCTGACCCGGCACCGTTGGCATGTCGGAGATTGACTCCACCCGCAACGGCAGCAGATGCAGGAGGACCAATCCACACAGTCTCACCAAGGGGATTGAGGAACAAGTCGA